AGAAACTGTAGTTCAAGGAACGGATGAAGCTATATTGTTTTTTTTTCCAGAAAGAAAAATACTTACTAGTAAATTAATGTATGCTGCCGCTTATCAAACAGAATCTAGATTATTGGAAATTTTTATTCCGGCTACAACAAAGGTTGTTAGAAGGGAGAGAAAGGGAGGAGCCTATCTGCATGATTTTGGAGTAGCTTCAACCGTTGATGATTTAGGTACATATGTTTGGGATATTAGTAAGCCTTATGCCATAGGATCAGAAGAATGTAATACTAATCAAGTCGTAGATTCAAACACAGGATTAATAATTCAAGTTGATGATTCAAGTAATTTTCCAGACGAAACGGGTCATTTGGTTTTTTCTTTCGGTACTAGTAAGGAAGAAGGTCCTGTAGAATATATTTCTAGACCATCAAACAATACACTTATGATTAATCCATCTTATAGATTTAAAAATGTACACGATACAGGAACTAATATATCATTGATAACAAAAAATTTTACATATGACGTAGCTGTAGATGGAAGCGATTATCCGTTTTATTTAACAGATATTGTTTCTGGTAGGATATACGCAGAAGATTTAATTAAACTCGTAGCGGCTACCGGAATAAGATTGGTTATAAATGTATTGTATCCGGGATCAATTGGATTAGGTAAGTGGGGAACGGAATTCGATGAGAAGGTCGTCGTGTGGGGACCTGATGCTAGTTAATTTATGGTCATATGTTATATGAATGATTTTTACGTATACGGACACTATACTTTAGATACTAATGAACTTTTCTACATAGGAAAGGGTCGAGGCAATAGGTTTATTCATAATCAAAAAGGAAAAAGAAGCGCATATTGGTTTAAAATAACTAAAAAACATGGCTTTAGAGCTGAAATATTAATAGATAATTTATCAGAATCAGACGCCTTAATACAAGAAATATTAGGTATTAAAGAATTTAAACCTAGAGCGAATTTTACTAGCGGCGGAATTGGATGTTCTGGTTATAAAAGATCCGAATCTGATAGAAAGGCTATTTCTGAAAGAATGAAAGGATTCAAAAATCACAGATATGGAAAAATTGGAACTATGAAAGATAAAAAAATGCCCAAAGAAGGATTAGATAAATTAAAATTCAAAGTTTATGATTTAAGAAAAAATAAAAGTTTTGAAGAAATATATGGTTTGGAAAAATCTATAGAAATAAAAGATAAGATGAAGGGGCACCCCGTATGGAATTCTGGAATGAAAATGTCAGATACTCACAGAGAAAAACTATCAAAAGCACATGGATGTAGAACTATTTTTGTTTATTGTAAATTAACTAAAAATTTGATAGGAAAATGGGAAAATATGACTAAATGTTCTAAAGATCTTATTATAAAACAAAGTGTTATAAGTAGATATTTAAATGGTAGAAATCAATATAGTAAATATAATAAACATCCTTATTTTTTTACTTATAATGAGGTAAAAAATGAGTCAATCTAAAGTTTTAAGAGGTGCTGATATAAAACTATATTTAGCTGGGAATCTATATCCAGAAGTACAATCTGTATCTTATACGATTGACTATGGTGAAGATGCTATATATGGAATTGACTCAATTTTTCCACAAGCGATAGAGACTACTAGAATATCAGTCCAGGGATCTATTAGCGGCGTTATGTTAAAACTTTCCGGTGGATTACAGGGCAAAGACGTTACGACCAGAATAATTGAAAAGCTATTTGCGCCTTATGTTTCTTTTGAATTAAGAGATAGATTAACCGATAGCAAAATAGTCTTCATACCTCATATAAAAATTGTTCAGGAAACCTTTCAAGTTCAAGGGAAGGGAACGGTAAAATTAAGCTTTAACTTTAAAGGAATAATTCCATTGAGTCCAATAGATATGAGTTAATCATTTCCCTATAATATAAGTTACTGCAAAGTTAATAATTAAACAAGACAACCAGTATAAAGACATAAGCCAATTTTTATTAAAACTATATGTAAATATAGCTCCGATTTGCAATATCATCATGATATTTACGAATATATGCTGATTAATCATATTTATACAGTTTTTTGATCTGATTGAGGAATAGTCTCTATTTGCTGAGGAATATTATAAATACCGTTACAAATAGGGAAAACCAGCCTTTGATCTATGCCTTCTCTAACCATTTCCACTATACAATCTTTCATAAGTTTAGAATACTTTTCTTTGTAAGTTTCCTCGCCTCTTCTAGTAGGCAAAGAACATCCAATTAATAAAACTAATAATAAACTACGCATCTCCTAAATCCTTTTTACATTTAATACAAATGTAATATTTTAAATTATTGCTAATGATTATTTTCTTTTTTTCTTCATGTTCACATTTTTCTTTTTTATTTTCTGATTGACAATCTATTTCTTTTTCAGACGGGTAATCTAGATCAATTTCATCTGGATATTGAAATTTAAAAGGATCGAAAGTTCCGAAATCCTCGTCTTCTTCGGATAGTTCTTCTTCGTCCTCTTCCGGCAAGTCCTTATTTGATAGATATTTATCAAACATTTCTTCAAATTCCTTTAAAAGTTGTTCGTCTATTTCTATACCGTCCTTCTTCATTCTACTATCAAAATTACCGCTTCTAATGCTCCGGCAGTTTCCTTGCAAGGTCTATCGACTATTTTATTATCTTTAATTCTAGCTTTAAATGTTGTAGCTACAGTAAAACACCTGCCATCTTCAGATAGAGGATCTTCTACCATGATTATAGCATTTTCTGAGTACTTATCAAGTATTTCAATTAGATCTTTTACTTTCATTGTCTAATTATACCACAAAACCTTATAAAATAGTAATCTTTAAAGAACAGATACCTATCTGCCTACCAATACAAAATCAAATAAAATCAATATGTTGCGTATTAAGGAAATGAATGAGCATACGACGTAGGAACTCGGTTTTAAATCAGCAAAGAGTAGATACTAGCGATTTTAGATCTATAGAGTCGGCGGTTAGTGCTGATTTCGATGAACTTCTTAGATCCCTAGTGCTTGGAGAGTCAAAATCTTATGTTTTAAGAGGTTTTGATATAAATACAACCGGAGCTATAGGTTCTTCTGCTAATTCTCTTCAGATGCTTGTTTCTGAAGCTTCTTTTTTACACGGAACCTCTGATGTTTCTGGTACGTTTTTTGTTATTCCTTCTGGTACTCCAAACGAAACATTAAGCTCTATAACTAATACAAAAGTACAAGGTTCTTTTGTTCCTAGTACTTTAAATTATGTCAGTCTTGAATTTGTAAGAGCGGTGGATGATTCTACTACAGGTCAGAGATATTTCTGGAACCCTACTACTAAAGCTGAATTTACTAAAGTAGTTCCTTTAGCAGAATTATTAGACTATAATATTATAGTCTCTTCGTCTATTTTTCCTTCAAACGTATTACCCGTAGCTATAATTGAAACAGACACTTCAAATAATGTTTTAAGCGTTGAAGATAGAAGACCGTTATTGTTTAGATTGGGTACTGCCGGAGATACAACTCCAGATCCTATACATGAATATCCTTGGACTAATGATACAGAAGGAAGAGTAGAAAATTTTTATAAGTCTACAACTTCAACCTCTCCATTTCATGGCGGCGATAAACAGATAAAACACCTTAAAGAATGGATGGACGCAGTAATGTCCATGATCAAAGAAGTTAAGGGAACTCCTTATTGGTATTCCATTAACGTAGGCGGAAGTTTAGCTAAAATAAGAGAAGATATAGCTAATACGGTTATAACCGGAACAGGTGTAATAAGTCACGATGCGGTTACTTCAGGAAAAATAAACTGGTCTAGCGATATGTTCATGGATCTTATAAGCAGTAGACTTTCTTATAAGATAGCATCTAACGCAGCAACTACGGACATTATATTAGCTGATGATGAAGTAGCTTACATAAAAATAGTTCGTGGACAGACAATAACTCCTAATTTAATTTATACAAATGGATCTCCCACGGTTACTTCGGTTGGTTCTGTAAGTTGGACAATGGGTTTAGTAGCTGGTGATTTTGTAAAAATTGCTTCAGAACTAGATACAAAATATTATAAAATTTTAAGCGTTGATTCTTTATTTCAAGTTACTTTAACTGTAAATTTTGCAGATACTTCTACTGGATCTGGTGGAGCGCAATCTCAATATGCTTATGGTGTTTATCAAACAGATCCAGCTCCTAGTACAGATAGACATTTAAAGATAGATGCAAGAGAAGATGTTCCCTTTGATGAAGATCATTTTTGGCTATTTTTCAGAAAAGATAACGGCGGATCTACAGCTAGAGTTTACATAAGAGGTGAAGGTGAATTAGAAAAGGGTGAAGATAGACAAATAGACGACGGTCAGTCTTTAAATATACTTAGCTATATAGGCTCTCCCTCTGAAGTCGCTACTCAACCTGCATATTCTTCTAGTATTAGAGGAACTGCTCTCGAAGATTTAACAGATAGAATTGGTGTTTTAACAGATGCAGTTGGTGACGAACAAGAAGATCGTTCTGCTTATTTAAGATCTGATGAAGAAGTTTTGTGGGACGGAACAGACTTAACATTCACTTCTGATATAGTTTTAGAATTAATAAATACAAAAAGCGGTACATCTACAGAACATATAATTTTAGCGGCAAATAGTCCTATTACGATAAATGATCAAGAATCACTGTACATAGAAATAGATAGGGCGGTTGCTTCTGAAAACGTAACTCCTGTATTAAGCGATACTACCCCAATACCAGCTCAAACTCAAACAGATAAAGATATTTTTGTTTTGTTTAGAAGATTAGATAACGGCGTAACCGCTCTTAAAGAATTATATAGTCCTTTTAATAAACAATTATATACTGAAGGGCAATCATTTAGGATCGGTCAAGCAGGAAGCGGAAAGGGAATTTTTAAGGTTGATTTTTTAGATCCTGTTTCTACAACACTTCCTACTGGTGCTACAGTTACTATTGATGGGATTTCAGGTGTTGACGGCGATTTAGTTTTATTTACTAATTTAACTTTAAATAATAATAAGGTTTACAAATTAGGCGGAGTTGGGGTAGCTATTACATGGACTGCTCAAAAAATATTTGATAATGGATCTGAAACTCCTTTTGTTGCTGATTTAATAATAGTTAGAAAGGGAATAGGTTTTGCCAATCAGATAGCGGAATTTGACGGAACAAATTGGAAAGTAAACGATACGATTAGAATGTTTGACGGAGTGAGTGCAGATTTTTGGGAAATGAGTTCCATAAAAACATCTACATTAGCAAATAACACTACTGGAAACATATTCTCAGTAACTGTAGCAGGAAGTGAAAATTTTGTAATTCCTTACTCTATATTTAGAGGATCTACTAAAGAAACAGGTATCTTAACAGTAACCTCTGATGGAGTGAGTGCTGAGATATCTAGAAGCAATGGTGCGTTTATATCTTCTGTTGGCGTTGATATTTTTGCAGATATTTCTGCTGGTAATATAAGACTTCGTTTTACTACTGATAATTCTGGCTCATCTGCAATGATGAAATATTTTGTTCAAAGATGGTCAAATTCTGCTGGTGGACCTAGTGGGATACCTAACTATGCTGGAGGCGGTGGAGGTGGATCTACTATCGCAGCAGGAGCAGTTCAAGATGTACAATTCCATGGAGTAAGTGGTTTTTTAGACGCAGATACTTCTTTTAAATGGGATGGAAGTCAACAAGCAATTAATCTAAATGATTTATATATTGGGAAACTTCTTGGACCATTAGTTTTAAATGATAATCAAGCTGTTGCGGCAACTTTATTTACCTATTCAGCCGCATCTTTTAAATCGTTAATAATTGAATACTCTATTGATAGAAACACAACAAGAAGAACGGGAACGATTAAAATCGCTAATACTGGAGTTGCAGTCGCAGATGACGATCAATTTGCAGAATGTGGCGGAGCAAGCGGTGTTGTTTTTAGTACTATTATAAGCGGTGGAAACGTATCGTTACAATATGTATCAACCTCAACGGGTTTTAGTGGTTCTTTTGAATATAGTATAAGAAAATGGCTTTAATTAGAGGATATTAAAAATGTCAGGAATAAGTAGGTTTGGTGGTCCAATAAAAGTTCCAAGTTTATCTTCTCCCCCCGGGAGTCCAGAAAATGGATTCATATATTATGACACTACCCTAGGTCAGTTCCAACAATACGGAGCTTCTGGATGGGTCGCACCCGTTGATACCGGATCTCTTTCCGCATCTACGGGAGCTGCTACTATTGGTATAGCAGATTCTGGAAGTATATATACTACAACTAATGTTGAAGATGCATTACAAGAAGTTAAAGTTGAAGCTGATTTTACTCAATCTACAAAAGTTACAGGACCTTCTTCTTCTACAGATAATGCTATTACTCGTTTCGACACTACCACAGGAAAATTAGTTCAAAATTCTTTAGCATCTATTGATGATTCTGGAAATATTGTTGCTACAAATTTATCAGGAACAAACACTGGTGATGTTACATTAACCGCAGTTGGAGCTTCTCCAAATGCCGATGGAGCTTCTTTATCAGGACAAGCTTTAACGTTACAACCAGCATCAACTTCATTTCCAGGCGTAATGTCTGCTGCTGATAAAATAAAAATTAATCAAGCAATTTTAGCTGACGGTACTGTGTCAATGGCTGCTGATCAATCAATGGGTTCTCATAATTTAACGAACGTCGCAGATCCTACTTCTGCTCAACATGCAGCAACTAAAGCATATGTAGATGCTGTGGCTCAAGGCTTGAAACCAAAACAAGCAGTAAGAGTTGGAACTACAGTTAATGTTAGTTTAGCTACTGATTTAGAAAATGGCGATGTTATTGATGGAATCACATTGGTTACTGGTGATAGGGTTTTAGTTAAAAATCAAAGCACTACTTCTCAAAATGGTATCTATATTGTTCCAGTTTCTGGTGCAGTTAGTAGATCAACAGATTTTGATTCTCTTTCTCCAATTGATGAAATTAATGGAGCATATACTTTTATACAAGAAGGGACACAGGCTGGACAAGGTTGGGTTCAACAAGGAACTGTTGCAATAATTGGAACAGATCCTATAGTATTTGTATATTTTAATTCTGTTGCTGGTATAATTGGTGGAGACATGATAACGGTAACTGGTTCAACTATATCGGTTGATCTTGCTACTGTATCTGGTTTAGAATCCTCAAATCCAGGAAATTCTGCTGGACAGCTTAGAAATAAATTAGAAGCCTCTAATCCAACTTTACAAATTGATGGATCTAATCAATTAGGTGTAAAACTAGATGGTTCTAGAGCAATAACTACTGGTGCTAGTGGTATTGGCGTAAATGTAGATAATAGTACTATTGAAATTTCGTCTAATGCTACAAGATTAAAAGACGCAGGTGTAACTAATGCTAAATTAGCAAATATGGCAGATAATACAGTCAAGGCTAATAAATCTGGTGGTTCCGCAGTTCCAAGTGATTTGGCTCTTAGTGATGTAACTGAAACTGGCAGTAGTATACTTACAATTAGTAATGCTTCAAAAAGTGTTGTTAGTACTTCTAATTTAACAATTCAAGCTAATTTAACTAGTGCTCATTTATATGTAGGAAATGTTTCAAACGTTCCCGTAGATGTAGCCGCTTCTGGGGATGTTACTCTAGCTAACACCGGTGCTTTTACTGTAGCAACTGTTGGAACTTCAAGTGCTGCTAACATTAATAGTGCAGAATTATTAGCAAACGCAGCCACTTCATTATCTACCGCTAGTGCAATCGCCAGAAGAGATGCAAATAAAAACTTTCAAACAAATATGGTAGAACAGGGAGTTGCGACTACCGTTACAGCCGCAGGAATAACTACATTCATAGTTTCTAGTGAACCTAACCAACAATTTACAGGAACAAGTACTCAAACTGTTAATTTGCCAGACGCAACGACGTTAAACAACGGACATTATTTTAGAATATTAAATAGATCTACTGGATCTGTAACTGTAAAAGATGGATCTGGATCTACTTTATCAACAATAACTGGTGGATCTGACCAAGAATTTACATTAATAAGCAATGCAACTATAGCAGGTAATTGGGATTTAAGTTCAGCTAGTGGAACAGCTATTACATCTTTAACTGGTGACGTAACAGCTACTGGACCAGGAGCTGCTTCCGCTACAATCGCTTCTCATGCAGTTTCAAACGCAAAATTTAGACAAAGTGCCTCTTTAAGTGTAGTTGCTAATGCTACAAATGCTACCGCTGATGTTGCTGATTTATCTGCCGCCTCTGATTTTCAAATATTAAGACGTGGTGGTACGGCTTTAGCCTTTGGATCTGTTGATCTTTCTCAATCTGGAGCCGTTGGATCTTCTATTTTAGGTGTTGCTAATGGCGGAACTGGAGCAGCGACTCTAACTCTAAATAATGTGATTTTAGGAAATGGAACTAGTGCGGTTCAATTTGTTGCACCAGGAACTTCTGGAAATGTTTTAACAAGTAATGGAACAACTTGGGCAAGTGCAGCGGCAACAGGCGGAACAGGAACTTCAGGTATACAGAATTTCTACACTCAAGGGGATGCAGAAACTGGAGTTGCTGGAGATTTAAACACAGGAAATAACGCAACTTTTGATAATGCTGGTTCATTAGGCGGAACCTTTACTATCTCAACTACCGCTGGAGATTTAATAGATGGAACTAAAACTTTTAAATTAGTTGGCTCTGCGACTGCTGGAAACAATACAAATGATTTTGTTGCTTCTCAATTAATTCCAATTCCACAAGGATACAGAGGGAGAACCTTAGGGTTAAGACTTCAGTATCGTTGGGATGGCACATCTGGAAATGCAAAAATAGTAGTAAAAGATGCTACAAATACCGCAATCCTTACTTTTGGGACTGAAACTTTAAATCAATATATTGATGCTACAAATAAAACAGCAGGTACTTTTTATTTAACTTTCTTTTGTCCAGCTAGTTGTGCGAATGTAAGAGTTGGTCCGCAAATCATAACTGGTGAGGTTTCTAAAACTTTAACTTGGGATGACGTAATAGTAAGTCCAGAATTAATCGCTACAATGCCGATTAGCCCAGATACAGGATGGACATCATATACACCTACTTTTACTGGTTTCGGAACTGTTACTTCTGCGGAAGCATTTTGGAGACGGGTTGGTACAAATATGGAAATTCGTGCTCGTTGGACAAACGGAACAACTACTGCGGTAGAAGCACAAGTAACTTTACCAACAGGATACACATCTGATTCAAGCGCATCAATTGATAGTGTTGCTAGCGTAGTTGGTCATGCGCAAGATAATCGCACGAATACTGCTTCTGATTATGTAGTTTTAATTGAACCAAGTAAGGCTTATGTGACATTTTCAGATTCTTCAAGTTCCACGACTGGTCTAACTAAGATGAATGGGAACATTACAATAACAGGCGCTGATGTTGCTTTTTATGCTTCTGTTCCAATAACTAATTGGTCGGTTTCTACTTCAGGATTCGTAACTTATAATTCTGGGAATATGGTTAATACGGCATTAAGAGTAGACACTTCTAATGGTTACGGAAGTTCCTCAACTAAAATAAGACGTTTTACTAATATTAGAGATAATTTAGGCTCTGCTGTAACATATACTGACAGCTCGACTCTTGGTGGAACTTTTACAATTAATATAAGTGGAATGTATTTTATTTCTTATAGCGATAATACGACTTCAGCATCTAGTATCGGCATCACTAAAAATGATACTGAACTTACTACTAATCTTGAATCGAAATCTGTCACAAGTGAGATTCTTTGTATTGATACTGGTGCCGCTGCGTTATCCGCAAACTGCTCTACCGCAGTTCAATTAAACGCTGGAGACGTAATACGTGCCCATTCTGACGGGAATACCGGTGGAACTACAGGACTAGTGTCTTTCGAGATAGCATATCTAGGTATCCCTGGATTAGTTGGAGTTCCAAAAACTCAAGTGGCTTATTTAAGCGATGTTAAAACCGCAGGTACTAGTGGAGGAACTTTTACTTCAGGTGCATGGAGAACAAGAGACTTAAATACTACTAGTGGCAACACTTCATTTCTTACCTTAACTTCAAACCAATTTGTTTTACAGCCTGGTACTTATAATATTCATTCTTCTTCCCCTGCTTATAATATTGGTAGACATCAAGCTAAATTAAAAAATATAACGGCATCTAGCGATGCTATTATAGGATCTTCAGCATATACCGGTGCAGGAGTTACTCTGTCTATAATTCAGGGACAAATAGTTTTAATAATACCAACTACTTATGAAATACAACATCAATCTGAGGGAACTTTAAGTGGTGGACTTGGTGTTTCATCAGGAGGAGGATTCACAGTAGCCAACGAAGTGTATACGCAGGTAAAAATAGAGAAAGTAGCTTAATTAATAATAACTCTAAGTGGACTGTGGAAATAAAGAGGTAGTTTATGTCAGACAATTTTCAAAAAATCTATAATGGATCAGCTTATTTTCCCAAAAGTACTGATCCCGTCAATCCTATTGATGGAGATATCTATTTTAGTGATGGTACAATTCGTCCTAAAGGTTTTTGGAATTTCAAAGATGGATCTTGGAAAAGATTGGGATCTAGCTCTGGTGAATTGAACTTTTACGAAAATGGTGATGCTGATAATGACGCATCTACATCTAATTTTTTTACAGGAAATAATGCTACTTTTGATAATGGAGGAGTTCTTGCTGGAACTTTTACTTTATCTTCATCTGCTCCTGATATTATTAACGGTCAAAAAGTATTCAGATATGATGAGTCTGCTACTGCTATAAATAATACTAACGATTATATTGCTTCAGAATTAATAGATATTCCACAAGGATATCGAGGTCAATTACTTGCTTTTAAGGGTAAATATAAGACCAACAAATCAGACGATTCTATAAGATTAGAATTAAAAGATAACACAAATAATATTATCTTATCTAAACCTTCGGATACTCTAAAACAATTTTTTAATGCAGATAATACTGCTAAAGGTTTTTCTTTAACTTTCTTTTGTCCTTATAATTGCTCTCAAATAAAGGTAGGAGTTCAAAACGTAACTGGTGAAGTAAGTAAATATTTAATTTTTGATGATTTAGTAGTTACTCCTAATTTTGCTATAAGTGCAAATTTGACTGATGATTATGATTGGATTCCATATACTCCGATTACTGTAGGTTTAGGTACATTGACAAATGTAGCTTTTTGGCATAAAAGAGTTGGGGATACAATGTTTATCCGAGGCAATGCGACTACCGGAATAGTATCTGCTACTTCTATAAAAATATCCTTACCATCTGGTAATTTTTTAGATATTACAAAACTTACTTCAACTACCAGCAATGCCTTGGGTCATTTTATAAGAATGGCAACTGCTACTCCGATATATCAATTCGATTATATAGCATTTTCAGATGGAACAGATACTTCAAATATTTTTATTTCAGCAGCATCGGCTTCCACTACTTCTCTTGCAAAAAGTAATGGAAATAATGCAATGGTTACTGGTGATTCTTTTTCTTTATTTTTAGAAATTCCAATTCAAGGTTGGTCCGCTACAGCTCCAGGATTTCTGGCATACACAGAAAAAAATGCTATTGATAGCCAGTCTACGGCTACTAACGCAAACGGTTATGGATCTACAGCTACGGTTATTAGAAAATATTCAAATCAAACAACCGTTGGATCTGCAATTCTTTATACAAGTAGTTCAGTGAATGGAGATTCATGGACAATTAAAGATAATGGAATATATCATATATCTGCCTCTGACGGATCGGGAGCCTTAAACTTTGGTTTCACTATTAATCAAGTAACTCTTACTACTGGGATATCCTCTCTACCAGTTAATCAAGTGTTAATAGAGGGTGGAGTCGGAACTGGCGTTCAGGGAGTAGTTTCCTGGTGCGGGGGTTTAAGAGAAGGTGACATTATAAGATGTAACATTAATGCCAGCGGTGGAACGTCTACTACTCTCGCAAGATTTGTTATAACTAAAATAGGTGTTCCAGGATTACTAGGAGTTCCAAAAAATCAAGTGGCTTATTTGAAAGACGTAAAATCTTCTGGAACTGATGGAGGAACGTTTACTTCAGGTGCTTGGCAAACTAGAGTTTTAAATACGATAGAAGGTGACAGTACTATTGTATCTTTATCTTCTAACCAATTTACCCTTCAACCAGGAAGATACGAATTTTACACTACTGCTCCAGCAGATAGGGTAAATAATCATAAAGCTAAATTGAGAAATATTACTGATTCGACTGATCAAATTATAGGATCTTCAGAAAGATCTCTTAATACAACTGGTCAAGTTAGTAACAAATCAGTAATAGAAGGTATTGTAGAAATAACTAGTCCTAAAATATTTGAAGTTCAACATCAATGTCAAACAACTCAAACAGTTGTAGGATTCGGTGATGCTTCAAGTTTTGGTGTGAGTGAAGTTTATACACAAGTTAAAATAACAAAGGTAGCATAATATGGACTGGAAAGCATTGATAGAAAAATTAAATAAAAATGGTATCCCCTTACCTATGGCAAGAGATCCTCGAACAGGTTTAGGATCTGTTTCGTTAACCTTAGTTTGGATTTCATCTATTTATGTACAATTAGCTCTTGTAGGTAGAATAACTAATGCTTTAAAGGGAGTAGATATAGTAAATGCTCTTTATTGGTTCGGCATATGTGCCTCACTCTATTATGGTAGATCTCTTACTAAGAAAAAAGACGAACTGTCTATTTCTTCAGATTCACCTTCTGATCAGAAGTAACCTTAGATTTTTCATATTCTGAAAATAGAATAGTTAATACAAAAGCATTAACTAAAACAGACGGAAGTCCTAAAAACATACCTATATGCATATATGGTATTGATGAAGACATGAATCCAACTATAAAAATCATTCCGAATATTTTTACTTTGTTTATCATAGACCTCTTCCTCTCACTATTTCGTTTGTTCTATTAACCTGTTCTTGTCTATAAGACACATCTTGTAGACATTTATCTTTCTCAGATCCAACAAAATTGTCACATTGCATCTCTGTCATGGCAGCGCAACTTGTTAATAACAATAAAACTAATAATTTAATCATATATTTCCTTATCCTAATATGCCAAGTTTAACTAATATAAAAAGTAATATTACAGATATAATATATCCTAACATTAAACTTTTAATTTTCATTCCAAGGTTTTTAATACAATAAACAACAGGGACAACTCCAACAAGAAAACTTATAAGAAATTTTAATATATTCATTGTTTGTTCGCTATCGTCCATTAAAAAACTCCATTGTAACTAGATTTATCTTTTTTATCTTCAAATAACTCTTTAATTAATTCATATTCATCTTTACTTATTGGATTTGGATGATCCACTACTAAATATTCTTTCCCAAAGTCTCCTGAATGAAAATTTCTATATATAGACACTCCTTCTGATTTTTTAACTCTTAATCTTATCATTTCTCCAGAATCAGACGTAAGATCAATATGTTTCTTTAAATCTTTTCCAGATTTAAGTTTTACTTTCTTCATTGTAATTCCATAGAAGATAATTTACCTTCTCCGTCAAACTTAAAAATAACACCATTCTCTGATCTAACTTCTGGGGTTATTTCTCCATCTGAATCTTCTTCATAGGTTACGTCATAATCAACGTCGGCATTTTCCAGCATCCTTTGTAGGTTTTCTAGATCATCCGCCGCAACTTCTGATGAATCGTCTGAATACTTTTTACCCTTACTCATTTTTAGCTCCTTTTATTTTTAATATCCTATCAACCGTTTCTTTAACATTTTCGTAAGTTTGACCTATATTTAATCTTAAGAATTTACCCTCTATGCCTTCTAGCGTAGTATATTTTATTTTAGCTTTGTCAAAAAGCTTAAACATTTTTTCATCAGCCTTTATAGGATAAAACATACCTATCCTTGGAACCTTACTTTTTAGTACAGATTCTAATTTTTTCATATATTTTCTGTTTTTGTTTAAAATATCTTTCCCGTGTTTCATAAAAGAGTCAAAATTTAAAAGTTTCAATATCGTTAATATTAATCTCTGGCTTGGAACAGATACGGTACATGATTCATGCAAGACTTCGGATAAAAAATCCTGATAATCCTGATAACTATCCGTTGCGATCCAACCAATCCTAACTCCGGTTATTCCGAGTAGTTTACCATAAGATCCAACCATTACACTGTGTTTAGGAACTTTTTTTAAATTAGCATTATAGATCCTACTGTGATAGACAGAATCCCATATAGTTAGATTGTAATTATCATTGTTTATCTGTTTACCTGTTGGGTTTCCAGGACTGTCAATTAAAGTTATATGATTTGATTTTTTAGGCTTTTTAATATCTTTTATTCTCCATAAATCTGCTTTTCTTATCATTTGATCGTAAAAAGTAAAACCCAACCTGTTAGTAAAAACACAATCACTACCGTGTCTATATTTCCAAGTTCTAAATACTGTATTTATTGCACTCGTTGCGCCGTTTGTTATTATTACGTATCTATAATCTCTACCTGCAATTTTATGTATAATGTCGTGTGTTTTTTCTATTAATTCGTCCATTCCTTGCATGGGAGCGTAATTCATTGTATCTAATCTATGATAATCTAAATCTAGATATTGATATCCTTTAACCTCATTATTAAGAAGTTCAGATAGAAAATAAGGATTCCCCCATCCCATGTCTATTTCATTTTCAAACAATTTCATCTATTAGTCCAAGTTCTAAGGCTTCTTCTGGAGTTAAAATAGTATCAAACCTTAACATATCTTTAATTTTTTTTCTGGTAAAATCTGGATGTTTTACTTTTATTTTTTCTAATAAAATATCTTCAAAAATAATCTCATCTTTTTCCCATTGTTTCATCCATTTCTTATTATTTTCAGGATGATCATCAGGTAATCCCATTACTCCAGTATGTATCATCAGGCGGCTGTTTCTGGACATCATCCTATGGTCGGCAATTTGCAATATCCATGCTGCCATAGACTGTACCTGTCCTATAACCTTAACTGTAACGTGACTCTTACACAGTCTTATTGCTTCGTATATACTCATTCCTTGATTACAATCTCCTCCGTTACTATTAAGGATAATCGTAAGAGGATCATTGTTTAAATTATCAAGTACGTGTAAATTTTTTATGATTTGTTCAGATAGCTCATGATCAATCGTTTCTCCTCCCATACTGATAGTACGAGTAGGAACATAAAGCCCATTATCCATGAAAACGTCTATATCGTTGTGATTTTTACGTGTAGCCATTATCTTATTTCCTTCATAACCTTTCTATGAGCACTCTTAAGTATATTTAACCACTCTTTTGTCTTAAAGTCAACATCCGGTTCAAAGAAAGGTTCTAAGTATCCTCTCATCTCTTCATAACTATAGCCAGCCTTAGCTAAAGAAAAGGCTATAGATGACCATTCATTGTTCCTACCTCTAGAAGGATCTATACCTTTAGTAATCTTGTCCATAACCCATACAGGAATACTATCTATGTTTAAGCTGTAGATAGGTCTTTTCGCTCTCTCCATCATGTGTTTAAGAGTAGGGTTCTCCTCTGGATACTTGTTTAACCATTCAGACAGTTTATTATAGCTAACTCTTTGTTTTAATTCGATCATGGATTGTATCAATTCTCTACCATTTTTCCTCTTATTTCCAGGAAACCTTATAGATCTAGAGGGATTTTTAGTCACTTGATCTGCTTTTTTCATTATATTCAGTATCCACTCAGCTAAAACCCTATAAATTTCTTCCGAGGGCATGTCTTGATCTAAGACTATCCCAAAATGCATGGATTTATTGCCAGAAAAAACACAAACAGAATATGGCATTTCCATTTCTTTTACGTATTTAACTTGATCCTGTAGACTTTCTCCATCCATTTCGACTAAAAACGACCTAAAGGAGGTAACACTAACGTCATCCCTAAAGCCTTTTATTGGATTCAATGCTATTAGGTTTATATCGCCTTCAAGTATAACTCTATCCGATACCTTTGAACTTGGAGAAATTAGTTTGATCTCTCCTCCTATCTCAGATTGTTCAATACTGTGATATCCATATTCACTATCGCTAACACAGATAGTCTCTCCAGGATTGAAGAATAGATTCAAAAACGATTTAGTCGTTTCTTTCATAAAGGAGTTTCTAAAATTAAATTATCCCTAAACGTTCTTTTAATTAAATCTTTAGTGCTTTTGTTTAATTCTATTTGAGTTACTTTTTTTATAGACTTAGCTACCATTATTTTATGTCTTTCAGCAGCAGAAGTAAATTCTAAAGTATTTAACGAGGCTTCTCTAACTAAATCTAACTTAAAATAAAGCTTAAAGTGCAATTTAGTAACCCTCATATATAGGTTATAATAAAAAACTACTTCTTGGAATTCAGTTACATTGACTTCTGCCATACGATTTAGAGAAAACTCTTGCGCCTTAGTTAACGTTTTTAAAATTATCTTTTTAAAGAATCCTACCGGTCTTTTAATTGTTTTCGACATTTGTATTTCCTCCATTATTTATAGGGCTAGATATTAATTTACTATGATTCCTTCTATCGTTGTTGATTCTAACCGTATTAGCAAATTCACTGGTGTATTCTACAAATTCACCCTTTTTAAAGCCGACCGGTATTTTTTTTCCAACAGAGTTCTTAAATCTTGATTTTTTTATTATAAATTCGCTTCTAAGATTTTCTCTATCAATCCTAAGCTCTATTGCAGTCGTAGCTATGTTCATTATGGCTTTAGATTTCTCTATCCTATCTTTAAAATCGGCGTCCTCGTCTTGAGAAGATTTTAACTGACTCAATAAGATTATAGGAGCGTCATATACGTTTTTAAATTGATCTAGATAGCTTCCCATATTAGATATAACCTTCCATTGATCCATGCTTGGATTATCGGTTGAGCTGCTTACATTTTGTATATAGTCCAATATTATTACATCGTATTGGATTTTATATTTGTCAGCCTTAACCTTAAGGGCTTCGCAGACACTCTTGATTCCTTCTAGCGTAGTGGTTGTTCCTCCTACTCCGTTGAAAAAATCATCTACTATTTCTATTCTTTGTAAAAGAATCGGATATAATTTTTCACAAGTTATTCTCTGTTCTTCAGTTATCTTGTTGTGGTCCGTATATACCCAGTTATTAAGTAAGAACACTATTCTATTAAGCATATCGTTAGTGTTTTCTTCATTAGTTAATATTAAGATTTTGCCTTTTTGCATTATAGTGGATAGTATTATATTAGTCGATACCGTTGTTTTCCCTTCTCCTGTTGTTGCTCCTATCAATATTATATTTCTAGGGAAAAAAGCTATTTTATCTTCAAAAATCTTTAATCCTAGAAATATCCTAGAATTTTTAGCCATTGCTAAATAGTCATTATTTTTCTTTATTAAATCATTAATTCTATCAGGATCACAAGCTCCTAGTTTGCTCTCTACCGATTTCAGAGCTTCTTTTTTGCTTTTTCTTACCAATAAATCACTATATTTTTCTTCTACATAACTTTCCCTAATTTTGAAATTTTTCTGTTCAAAATCATTTCTTTTTTTGATAGCCTCTTCTATAGGATTGAATATTTGTTCAGTTTTATCTGTCATTTTTGTATCCTATCAATATTCCGTATTCTTCATCAAAATTGACATCACTAAATTCTATGTCAGAAGGATCTATATCGCCATCGTCGATATATTCGCCGTTTTCTGATTCTATATTCTGTTCAACAGGATCTATTTCTTTAAACGCAGAGTCCTTAGCTTCCATTAAATCAAAAGCCAGCAAATAAGACAATAAATTGGAAATTTTGAGATCATGTTCATCATAACGTAAACGTTGTCCTATAGATTCCATTATAAGACTGCCTAACACTATAAAATCATCATCGTTTTTTAAACCGGCGTTTTTAAGCTTTATAAATAATAAGATAAGATAAGATTGATTTACAACATCACTAGCGTCTGTGAAATTATATGAATCAGAAGACCACTGTTTGACTATTTCTTTAAAAGAGTTCATTTTCTTTATTTTTTGCTATTCTATTGAGTATAGATTTGGCTATTACTACTTCTTTATCCATACTCTTATTTGTCTTTATAAACTTATTAATATACGATCTCTTTTCTTTTTTAGACATCGTGGATAATTTATTTTTTATACTTTCCATATCCTTATAATCCTCCATATCAATCATTATCTCTTCAGGATTACTATCATTTAGATCCTTATCATATATTAATCCATAGTCCTTGTCAGATAGACCTTTAGCATAGGAGTCAATTTCTATTATTCCAAAACCATCTTTGTCCTTTAATTCATTTGTTTTATTTTCTTTTGCTTTAATTTTAGCTTCTTTAAATTCCCTTATAGTAATCCCTCTGTATCCAGACGCCTTAGAATCTCTCATTATTGATTCATGACACGATGTTTTAGAATCTTTTGTCGCCGCAAATATTCTGGTTTTGTCTTTTTCTCCTATTATGTTTGCATTTTTCTTTTTACAGATTATAAATAACCTAATCACTTTCTGTCTTAAAAAATTAATTAAATTATTTCTTTCTATTTTTTTTATAGATTCATCGGAAGGTAAGTTAGATTCATTTTTATTTTTGAATCTATCGACGTATTTATCCATAATAACTTTATTATTTTTTAATGAATAAAGATCCATATAGTATAAGGCGTATAGGGTTAATATAGAAGAAACGTCGTCCAGATCAAAGCCAATATGCTTAAATGTTATGAAATATTTATCATACATTATATTAGCTGTTTTCTGTATTATGTATTTAAAATCATCTATACCCGAAATATCTACGTCACTTATTCTGGATAAACAATCTCTTCTTAAGCATAGATCTTCAAAATTATTATAATATTTTCTCTTTCTTGACATATCGCCTCTTTTATATAATTTAACACCGTTATTCTTTATTTGCTATCTTTTTATTCCTTATTTTTCTGAATTTAGGAAAAGATACTATTTCTTGTCCTACATTGATGAGTTCTGCTATCCTTTCTCTTCTGTATTTTTCATAAAAGTAGGGAGCACAGTGTATTGATTTAAAGATTCCAGGATTTGTGGCTCTCATTTTTAATAAAAATCCAAAAGGATATTTTTCTTTTAAAAGATAGCCTTCTAAGTGATATTCCCTTAGTTTTCTCCAAGAATTATTATTTAAATAACACCTATTCTTAGTTTTAATTTCACAGTATTTCTTGAAATCTTCCCAATTAATGAGATATTCATTTATCATTTAACTATATCTTCTTTCTTTTTATTGCAGGTTAGACAGTCAAACCATACATTACTACCATAGGCTGTTTTGTGCCATTTATTCTCGCACACAGGACAGTAAGTGTCGGTATTTATAAATCTATTGTAAAGCTTAAGTATTTCGTTTAGGAATATCTCTCCATATTCATCTTCTCTCGGTATTAAGTGTTCGTTATCCCATCTAACCACGTAATGATAATTTCCCTTGGTGTCGGTTCTAACAGATCTGACTACACATCTATGACCGCTGACCTCTACCCTGTCACCAAACTTAAATTTAGGCATGTTAGTAAGTGTATTGGGTTAAATCGCCTACGGTTCTATCTATTTCAAGAGAAATGCTATTTAATAGCTCATAAAGCTCATGTTCGGTTAATCCGTTATCAAAATGGTTATACTTTTTTATGGTCCGAATTTTCTCCTCAACCCTAGATAATGCAACGGCTAATGATCCTGCGTTTACAGCAGCTAAGATGTCTTCTTTACGGACAATTTCTGGATCAAACTCTAAAATTATTTTTTTACCACTAGATTCATTCATATTACATCCTTTTAGAAAAAATTCTGATATTTTGTTAATTCTTTTATTTCGTCTTCTGTATAGTTAGTTCTTTTAATTATGTAAGGTATTGATATTCTTATTGTTTTGTACTTATCCTTAATGCTAAATCTATATCCTATCCCTAGTCTTATTAAATATTTCTTTTGCCATCTATAATTTTTAGATAAAACCCAACTATCCTTTAATAACCTGGAAAAAGAAAGAACGAATATATACTTATTAATAAATTTTTTCATAGATAAACAATGACCTCGCCTGCCCTAGTCACTTCGTCCGACCCACACTATTATCGGATAGCCTTAATTCTAGACAATTACTTAGTAACGGCTAAACTAATTCCAAGTCTTTCTGCTTTGCGGCGAATGGATTTCTCTGTACGGCGTAAAACTTTAGCAATTGAGGCTGCGTTCATTTTACCGGCGTTTACCGATAAAAAATTTACTGCTTTAATAGAAAAAAGCGTACCTCTTGTAACCAAACGATTTGTTGTTCCTGTAGTCATCGTATCTCCTTATTATCTTCCCCTTAATTGAGGATATTTTAAACATTATACCATACTTTAGTGGAAATCGGTATTATTTTTATCCGATAAATAATCTTCACTGATCCATTTTAGAGCCATTTTACTTTGTTCGTTATCATATCCAATTCTCTTTTTAATAACAACCCCTTCTCTAACTTTTTGTTCTGGGCACAAGATACTAGGTCCTTTTGTTAATTCATAAATTAATTGTTCATTATAGATACCTCTGTAAAGCACAGGAACGAAATCAAACCCTCTTTCTTTAGCGTAAGACTCGGATTCTTCTGGATCTAACCATTTTTGAGTTTCATCTTCTTGCATTATTCTTACGTCAAAAATAACAAGCTTATGCTCTCCCTCTTTGCAGCCATAAGTATAATTTTTTTGTATTCCGAATCCGTAAATTTCTGCATGAACAAACTCGCCATCCTTGATTTTTTCTTTAGCAGAATATTTTTGAAGTACCTTTGCGTAGATATCTTCTCCATAATAGCTATTTTTCCTCATTTTATTAGTTAGTTCTACATTATTGGAACCGTAGACGAATTCATATTTAGGAGTTAATCTAAAAAATTTCATAATCTTTTTTAATAAAGTATTTGCCACAAACAGAGGTTTTCCGAAACGAATGTGACTTCCATGGATTTTGCACTGAGCTATAACCTCTTGATTTTTAAAAAGATCCGGTGCCCATTGAATATTCGTTATGCCGTTATATTTCCTAAAGAACGGGTTCTCTCCTTTCTTATCTCTCATTTTAGGTTGAGAAGCTCCATGAAATTCAGCTTGAGGAGGATCGTATTTTAAAATATTTAATAAAGCGGAATAATCTTCTTCTAATTTGAATTCTATATCTGTCTTAAGTCCTCTAATTTTAAGAAGTTGTTTGATATCGTATTCACTTAAAACCATTCCTTGACTAACTCTACCTCGTAATTTTATCTGACGTACTCTAGATTTTGTTAATTTAACCTTACTTCCTTCTGGAAATATGAATGTTTCTAAATCCATTGGAAGTATCGAATCTATAGGAATATAAAAAATTTTATCATTAGATCTGAATTGATCTTTTTTTACTATGACTTGGAATCCGTAGATAGTAGCGATTTCTAGGGCGTTTGCGTTGTCGTGAGGGTTAATTTCCTTAATAATAGCGTAAGGTACTTTAAATTCTGACATATTTACCTCCTAAAAACAAAATTCGTGTTGAAGATCGTTATAATGATCCAATATAATTTCTTCCATTAATTCTTTATTAAAAACACATGGAAGAGTACTTGTTTTCTCTATTTCAAATACTTTATTAACTAAATTATCTAGAAGAGGAAACATTTCATCTGCTTTCATTCCTCCTTCTTTAATTCTTTTAACTAATGCAGCGTCTTTAAGCGGAAGTGTTACTTTATGATCCTGTAATATTTCTATAGCTTGTAAAGCAACTCTTACACCGTGACTTACCGATTTAAAATCAATGTTCTTATTTAATTTAGCAAGTCTAGCTCTTTCTCCGTATTCTTTATGTGCTTTTTCGATACATTTTAATATTTCCGAAACCGCAACTTTGGGACCAAACTTTTTACCACAAACATCAAAAAGAACCTCGTCGTATTGGGATTTTTTTTGATGAAACAATACATGATCCATTCCTGTAAATTTTTCTTCTAATTCAGCCCAAAATAAGAATAACCTACAATCTGGACCTTTAGTGTGAAGAAAATCAATAACTTCTCCAAACGTATGTATTCTTCCGCCTCTAGCTCCGTATTTGTTAACTTGCTGACGAATATAGCCTATCATTGCCAATGCATTCTTAGTTAAAAATAATTCTCTTTTGGCGACTATTTTATCCCATAAAGGATGTTTTTCTAGAATCATATTTTCCGGCGTAAATAACAATTCAATAGCAACTGTTTGACCTGTTTCTAGCATAGATAGGAATTTGAATATGGAATAATATTCCTCATCAATGTCTCCAGCCTCATTTTTAAGACCTGTACTTAATTTTATACTTTTTTTAATAGTATCTTTCGCTCTCTGCATTATAACGTCTGTGTATCCCGGAAGATAAACTCCCTTAATGTCAACGTCTGATTTGGGAGTATTTGTTCCAAATAACATTGAACCGGCGTAAGCTTTTACTAAAACTTGCATAAAATCTCTGTTAATCAACTCTATAAAATGTTAAATTGGCATTTTGAACTACGTTACCATTTATATCTTTATTTTCCTTATGAAGCTCTAATCTACTCACGGCAATAGCTATTTCTGATATTTGATTATTGCAAATGCTAAATCCTTTTTTTATATATTTTTGCATCCTTCTAATAGAATCTACTGGAAAGGTTAAATTATTTACCATAAGTTTTTTAGAAGCTAAATCTATAAAATAATTGTCATCGCAATAAAAATTTTCTCTGTCCACAGCTCCACAACAAACAGTGAAGTCAAAATTACTTATGGTGTCTATGGGATCTTGGAAAAAATTCTTTTTTACTATTTGATAAACACGACCTTTTATTACAATATTAGCTACTTTGTCAACTTCAAATTTAACTTCATTTCTATCTTTAAAATGATTTAACATTTTTTCCATTTCAAGCTGATTTGGAAAAAATAGATCAAAATCTTTTATCTTAGTTTTAAAAAAATAATCTTTTATACTTCCACCAGCAATCCAGAAGTTAAATCTTCCATCTGGATCTAAAACATCATACGCATTTTTTTTGAAAAAATTAATACATTCCTTAGTTCTGTCGTTGTTTAATGTCATCATAATTTCTTCCTAAATAAACTAGTATAAGATCCATTAAGTGTCTCTACAAATAAGTTTCCAGACATTCTTTCTTTTTCTTTGGTATTGAATTCTAATTTATAACCATTTTTCTCCATAAATTTTTGAGCTTCAATAAAATCTGAGAAAGAAGCTAAAACTTCTCTATCTTTAATAACTTCAAAAGATTTATTTTTGTTTCTTACAATGTTCATTTTAATTCCTTTGGTATAGGTCCTTTCCCTTCGATCCATTCTTCTAACTGCTCTACAGTAAACCATCCACTATCGTTATCTTTTAACAAGGATGGATTGAATGATTTTCTCATAATTATTCTCCTCTTACTTTTAATATAAATCCTTTTTTCTTCAAAAAAGCAGTAGAAATTTCTTCAAATACTTTATCACCAAATCTATTAAGAGCTAAATTTACTATAACTAATACTAGTCTTACATTATCTCTGGTATATCCCTTTGAGCTATCTATTTTATCTAGGCTGGGAGCATAGGGAGTATAAAATCTTTCTTTATTTTTATTTCTTTCAAGTTTAAATTCTATATCGGTTAAACAGCATCTACCGTTTTGTTTTTCATACATTTCCAATAAAAAATCTAAATCAATATCTATTTTTAGATTTTTCTTTTTAGATCTACATTTAGCCGATTCTAATAATGAATAAACCCTACCTCTGACACTTCTATAAGAAGTATCTTTTCTTTTTAAATATGCCTCTTTATTGTCAATATATCTATTTTTATTATATTGAGGATTTTCTAATAAATTTTTTTTATATTTTTCTTTACCCTTTTTTATAAAATAAGATTTATGTTTTTTATTATAAATGGAATTTCTTTTTTTCTGACAATCTTTACATGAAGCCTGAAGACCATCTGTTGCAGTTGTATCTTTATAAAAAAGAGATAATTCCTTATTTTCCTTGCATGAACAACATTTTTTTATCAATTGCATAATTGAGTATACCATACTCTGTAATAAAGTCAAGAAATAGTTTTTAAGGCTTTTTTATCAATAAAAGGAGTTTATTAAAAATATGCACAGTATTTACTGCGTCGCCTAGTGCGTTGTGCTTGTTTAGCTGCTTTCCATCTATATTGCCGTTAAATTGTATGCCCAATCTGCCCATACACTTAGAAAGTCCGCCTACTTTTTTGATATTATTCATAGTCGCATATAATTGAAAAAGATGTTTGGTATTATAAGCACTTCTGCCGAACACTTGTAAATCATTGTTAATATCATACTTTTTCAACTCCTCGAAATCTCCATGACCCCATTGAACCATAATCCTAGATGTATTGTGCTTCTCTCTTAATTCTCTTAAAATTCTATTAGCATCTTCTATTGTTAAGGTTGATCTGTTAACTTCTTCGCTTTTTATCTTAGTTAGTTTCTCTATAAATGCAGATAGCTTGTGAGGATAATGTAGAGTTAAACAATGATTTTCTAGAAAGATAGGCTCTGGATTCGCTATCTGAAATACACTTATTCCAACCTGTATGATCGTGGCTTTTGTAGCAAGACTATCTTTAGCATTGTCTTCGGTATTTGGTCTTTCCAATTCGAGATCAATACTCAAAAATCTAACATCTTCCGCTAATCTTTGATCTATAGTCATCTAAGAATCCTTAGAATAAACCAAATTTTCTAATTTTTCATAAAGTTTGGGATCATTTTTAATAGCTTCTGCGAAGTCACCCTTTGAACTGTAAGATTTACCATCAAAGATATAAGTTCTGTTATTAGGTCTTTCTACTAGATTCAAATTAACAACTAATTCAAAAAGCTCTTCGTTTGTATTAATTAATCCATTAGAGTAATCAATAGTAAATTGACCACTTCTTCCCGCTCCTCCAAAAGAACATTCTGTATTTTTAACATATATCTTATGACCGGTGATTTCCTTATTACCTCTAAAGTCTTTAATTTCGGCATTTTCTAGTTTATTACCTGATAAGTCTGTTTTTCCCTCAGTAGAATTATCTCTTTTTACTTCTACGTATGTTTCAAAAAAGTGCTTTTCAGCCCATGCCAATGCTGCTTTTTCTTTTGGTCCATACAGTCCAGCTTCAAAATTAGCCCTAAGATGAGCCGTAACCATTAGAATGATCTTATGTTTCCTGATGATAGGCAGTATTCTCTTTAGACCCTTAGTAACAGCGTTAGCTCTGTCTCCCATCTGACTATCTGAGATACTCTCTGCATCAGCTTCTCTTATACCCATCAAAGCAGTCATGGAGTCAATTATAATAGCTCTTAACGGCATACCGTCATCTATAAGATCTTTTATTTTTCCAGTGATAAGATCAAAAACCTCTGTTGGATTATTGGTATCAAACGGCATATATCTACTATAATCAATCCCCCAGGGACCTCTTGATTGAAATATAGCTCTCATTTCTGTATCAAACCTAACAACGATTCCTTCTGGATCATTTTTATGGATATTCCCGGCTATCAAATAGGTAGCTAGAGATTTACCTGCTTTTTGAGGTCCATAAAATAATATAGAAGATCCTTTAGGAATTCCCGCCGCCTTACCTAAAATCCAATTTAAACTAGGAGAAGGACTTCTTATAACGTTTTCTTCTGAAAAGGCATCATATCCAGTATCGACGGCACTTTCTTCGTTTTGTAAAATCTTCATCCATTTATTAGCCATTTTATTCTCCAACGTTTTGAATATATTCGTAAAGATTTACTTTATTATCCGCAGTTTTAGATAAATTCATTATGTTTCTACTCTTGCTTATACTTAAACTTCCAGGATAAGTCATCCTGTTATATTTAACAATAGCGTCTACTGTTTTTGTGTGTTGTTTTTTATAATCATCGTTGTCTTTCCCTTTAGATAATCTAATGGTGTCAAGCTTTGACACTTCAAAAACAACATCATAAACATGAGGTCCATCTCCGTGACTTCCTTTTTTATTCTTCTTCGGTTCCTTGTTATTTTCCATTGTCTTTTTCTCCTGTAGATCTGATCATTCCAGAAGTTTTTCTCAAAGACAACTTTTCTGGACTCATTTCCTTTTTAACCCTTCTATAATTATATTTTGATTGATTCACTAAAACTCTCATTTTAATTTCTTCTGGTTTTTTACCGCCCTTTCCGTCAACAACGTATATAATCTTTTTAACCTCTTTACCTACAAGATAAACGCTTTTTTTATTAAGATCTAATTTTAGGGTTTTTCTAATAATCCTGGCTTTTTTCCCTCTCATAAACTTTCTCTCCTATCTAATGTATTTGTTTGAATCTACTCCGCTTCTTATCTCTATGTTCATCTGAACCTTCATATACCTACAGACGTTTTCAAAAACTTTTATTTTGCCTTCCATGGAAGATTCCACCGCTTTTAGTAAATCAATTCTATCTTTAGCGGATACATATTCTGCAATCCTTTGCAAATAAGCTTCTCTAACATCTGAATTATCTTTAATTTTCTTTTCTTTTAAAAAATCAGGATATTCGTCCAATAAATGCCTAGACTTAACTTCTCTCAAGACTTTCTCTGATTTAGTTATCTCATACATAACTACGCTTAAATTAGATTTAGCTTCTCTATACCCTTCGTTAAATATGTACTCTAAATCGGAATAAGTACCTGGATTAACTATCCTAGACTCTATTAGCCTAGATTCTCCCTCTCTAATCTTTGAAACGCTTAGTTTAAAAGATTGTAAAGAACCGAAAACAGGTATGGTCATTTCTGTTTTTTCGTTAACAGAAACTTCCATACCATGATTTGAACTATTGGAGGCGGGAGCGTTATCTTTTTCCATTATACAGAAACGCCTAAGCTTCTTAAGTAAGCTAAATCGTCGTCAGAAGTCTTAGAATCGGTCTTTTTAGGCTCAGTTGGAGCTAAGGTAGTTGCTTGTACGCTAGCAATAGGTTGAGCCGTAGTAGTTAATCCAGGAGATGTAACCGCTTTTGCGTTTAAAAGAGTATTAACAGGAACGCTTCCTTTGTTAATATCATTAGTTCCATTTACTAATGGTGCCAATGTATTTTCCTCAACAGCTTCAGGAACGTCTCCCTCTAAACTGTCATTTTCTTTATTATTTCCAAGAATTTCGTCTACAGCGAAACTTCCTTCGTTTACTATTCTCTGAATCTGTTCTGCACCAGGAGAAGGATATATTTTTCCTAGATCAAAAGCTTCGTGACTTAACCTAGCAATCAAGTCTGGAGTTAAAACGTGCCTAACTGATTTTTCTACAATGCCGTATTCTTTTGTTTCAACTTTTTCCTTATATTCGCTAACGGTATATTGAGTTTCTCTGCCTTTCCCTGTTCTGTAGAAGTTGTAGAATCTACCATCTTCAACGGAAAGAGGATCTAATCCAGATTTTACTGCATTATCAATTAATCCAGTCTTGTCCTTATTAGATAACTGAGCCATAGCCTTATAACCAACTTTAAGAAGTCCAATTTCTCCGTTAAGATTAACTGCGTTTACATAATATTTAGACTCAATATTAAATCTTTGAGTATCTTCATAAGAAGATTTTAACATTTCAGCAGATACTGACACGTCGCCTTCTTTATGTCTTTTAACTAAACTAGCATGATCTTTTTTTAATCTTTCAGATCTTAAAAATGCTGCCGATTCCACTTCTACCATTTTTGTTGTAAAATTTACTTTTCTACAATCTAAAAACGTCTCCATTTTACCTTTAGAGTTTTTATATCCGTAAACGACTGTATGGTATTTTCTCCAATGACCATCTTTAGCCAGAGAACCTAGAGGAGGAAGAATCCTATAGATGTTGTTACCATCTTTCATTTTAAAAAACGTTTTTCTTGATCCGCCGTTGTAGTTCGCCTTACCCAATTCCATAAATTTTCTCCTTATTTGAGTTTGTTTCTTATTTCTAAGAGTTTGTTTTCTACTAATGAACTATTAACTTCTTCTTCGTCTAAATTAATAGTAAAAGTATTTCTATTTAATAATAACAGATCTTTATTAAGCTTGTCAACTATTTTTTTATCATTTGCTTTAATTAAGATAGGAACTATTTTTCCGTCGTATTCTTTATTCACTCCCTGAGTAGCCGCCTTATCTATAGCGTACACTCCGATTAGTTCTCCGCCAAGTTTATCGGTAAAAGCCTCTTTAGTTAGATTTAATACGTCTTCTCTGGTTTTTAGATTTCTTAAATATTTTTTATCAAACAAAACCATAGGATATTGTAAAATACCGATTCTGTTTGCTACTTCGTTAAAAGATCCCATCAGGACGTCGAATAATCCAGGAGAAGAAACTATGTTCTTATAATAAGCCTTATCTACTCCATACACTATCTCTTGGAAAATCTCTTCCGAATCCGAAACAAAACAATCAAACTCAGATTCAGCTATTTCTGCAAATTTATTAATGCTTCCTTCTTTTCCGTCTAGAACTACGAATAAAGCTCTTTTTTGCATCTCATTTCTATATTTAAAATATAGTTCAATCAGATCATTTCTAGCTCTTTTAATCCTGCCCAGCCTAGTAGTGTAGGTTTGAGGATGTGCTCCTTGTTCAGGAACCTGTTTTGCTAATTCTCTTTTTTCTTTAATCGTTTTTACTAATTTTTCAAGATCCATGCGTATTCTCCTATAATTTTAAATATAACCTTACCTTGCTTTCTGTGTCAAGTTCATTTTTAGCTATTTCTAGTTCTTCTAGTCCTGCGATATTATTTTTTGCCGTCTTTTCTATGGAAAACTTACCCTTCATGTATTCTATTTTTAGGTATATCTCAGATTCGTCAAGAGATACTGCTAAAGTGTGTTTGAGATTATTACTTATCTTAACTTCCTCCGTTATCCGTCTCGGTATTTCCATTATATGCCTTCCTTATTTAATATTTTTGAGCTTTCTTGAGCGGCTGCCTGGCTAGTTCCGTTCATAGGAGGAAATCCTACATTATTCCCACTATTGATAGCTTTTACTATACTACCATAATTTGATGAATAAAGCATAGACCCTACTACTATAAATTTATCATTTTTAATTTCATTTTTGTAACACGCTGGAAAGAAATTACACTGCTTATCTAGGTCGTTATGATCGTTTCCTGCGGCGACTACAAGATAAGCTCCTTTTTTAAGGATTTTTCTATAACCGTCTATTTCTAATTTTATCTCAGATTCATCCGCTATTGCACCTCCAGCCGATATATTAACTAAAAATAAATTTTTTATCCTGCTGGCTAATTTTACAGACCATATAAAGTTTTTCATATTACTTCCATCGTTACCTGTATTAAGAAATTTAATGGAAACTATACAGTATTTGTTTGAATCCAGGTTTTTATGAATTATACTGATGACGTTGGGTCCATGTGGGTGAGTAGCTATGCCATCATCCTTTAGTGATGAAAACACTCCTCCCTTGCACATATATTTTTTATTAACCTGATATTTAGCTACTCCGGTATCTATAACTGCTATTATTTTTCTTTTATCTGGAATGGTGAAGTCTTTTGCGTAAGACGGAATAGATAGAAATAAAGCTAATATGGCTATTTTTACCATTGTTTTTCCATGTTATGACCGTCATAGTGATAGTCACAAGCAGCAGCTTCTTTCACCGCATCTACGATATATGGGTCAATATCTATTGAAGATAGGGATAGAAATTTTTCATTAGCCTTTTCTAGATTAAAATCGTACCCGTTTTTTGTTTGTTCTGCTATGTATCCAAGAACTAATTTAGCTATTCGAGAATCGTCGTAATATCTGCTACCCTTTTGCATGTACTCGTCTAGGATAACAAAATCTTTAGTGTTCTTAATCCTGTGTGTCAATAAATATACCTTATGTTCATCAAATTTGAAATAATCTAATACAATCATATTATCCTCCACTTGATATATTATAGCATAATTTCTCTACATTCACAACAGCTTCTTTATAATTATATGATTTATCAATGATTTCAGATACTTCCTCGGCTAATTTATTTTCGCCTACGCTAAAAGCCCATTTCATGTGCCATAGCGTATTTTCGTCATACCTTCCCTCAAATCCCTTTATCCAATTGTCAAATCTTTCATTTTTCATAAAACACCCTCATTCTCAACTATTATATTATTAATATTGGTATATGGTTTCCCTTCTTTTTTATAATAAAAGAAATAAGCAATTGATCCCTTTTTAAGGTTCTTTGGGTATACTAATTCATTAGTTTCTCTATCTGACCACACGACCTTTTCCGATATATATCCAGAACTATCAATAATTAATTTTAAAGCCTTCTTAGCTCCTCCATGATAAGTAAACTCCTCCATGTTCACAACATACCCAGCCGTTACAAAATAATCATATCCATCTACGTCAGAAGAGTCAACAGTCTGAAGATATTCTCCCGATACTAGTTTATTCTCTCTACCTCTTTCGTCCATTATAGAATAATTTCCGTTCCTAGGAAAAATCATAGTTTTTGAGTGATTAGTTAATATTTTATGTAAATCTAAATTCATAGTAGGGAATATCTGTTTCTTTAATAAATAATCCGTAACTGGATGTAATGCTATGTATATGTTATCCACAGATCCTTTGATAGGTCCTTTTTCTATAAGATTCTTTAGAGACTTTATTTTTCTATTTAGTTTAGACGCATCTGCTTCTGATTTAGCTAATTCTCCAGCATCTTTTTTATATTGCCCAACCTTGTTTTCATAAGCAACTAATTCTGAAGCATCTTCGTATTTTTGCATTTTAGTAAGAAGAGTATCGTTTTTATCAAATAAAGAATCTAGTATCCCTACATGAACTAATTTTTTAGATAGAGATTCTCCACATGGTTTTTTCTTAACAAAGTTATATACACTAGAATAAGGTCTGTTTGATATTATCTTGTCTGCTGTATTCTTACCTAGTCCAGATATGGTCGATAATTTATTTCTTAATTTTTTATTGTCATAGTCAATAGTTATTTCTTCATTTGACAGGTTAACATCAGGAGGAAGAACCATATCTTTGACGTATTTATATAAAACTTCATTTATTTCCTTGTCGTCTTTGTTAGTTAATATAGACGCCCACCACTCAAGAGGGTAGTAATACTTAAGAAATGCACAAGCATAGGATGTTATAGAATAAGCAACTGCGTGAGATTTGTTAAATCCATACCCGCCAAATGTTATCATCATAGACCAAATTTTTTCAGCGGTTTCTAAGTCTACTTTTTTTATAGCTCCATCTATAAATTTAGGCTTTAAAGATTCTAGGAGTTTCATTTTCTTTTTACCCATAAACTCACGAACATTTTCCGCATCTATAATACTCATGTTAGCTAACTCTTTAACTATTCTCACTAAATCTTCTTGATACACGAATGTACCGTGGGTTTCTGGTATTAATTTTTCTAATATTGGTATCTCACTCCCACTTCTTCCATATCTTCTCTCTACATATTCCTCAGCCATGTTTCTTCCGGTAACTTCATCTTTAAATCCAAGTGGTCCAGGTCTTACCAAACTTGTAATAATAGCACAGTCCATAATAGATTGAGGTTTAATTTCTTTTACAAAAGGCGTAGCAGATGTAGTATTTAATTGAAAAACAGTTTCTGTTTCTCCATTGCCCAACATATCATAGACTTCTTTATTTTGTGGCAAATGCCATATAAATACTTTTTCTCCGTTATGTTTAAAATATCCAGTTTCTATATTGTCGCCATTCTTTTTATTAATATGATCCATACATACTCTTATATCTTTAAGGGCGTCCACAACAAGGAAATCGTATTTGACTAATCCTGCAAATTCACAATATTTATGCTCAAATTGAGTTACTCTCTTTACTCCGCCTATTTCCATGATAGGGACGTCTTCCTCTATAGGTCTATTTGATATGATAAAAGCACATGCATGACGACCGACCTGCCTAGATAACGACAAGGCTCTTTTAACGATATCCCATTCTTTAGGTCTAGCCTCAGAGTATCCTCTGAGATCATCCGACTTATCTATTAATCCTTGAACATAGTTTCCATCATTATCGTTATATCCGAATATATATTCGTTATCATTTACACCCTGAGGAGTTGTCGGCAGGGATTTACTTAGATCTGATATTTCTTTTTCTAATTTTCCTCCATTAACAAATCTATTGGCATCTAATATGGCGCTTTTAATTCTTAATAATGTTCTAGTTGATATTTGAGCCGCTTTGTTTCCATACTTATTAAATAAATATCCTCCATTACCATCTCTACCGACCAAAGGAATTCTATCTTCCATGTCAAAATCTATGTCTGGTAATTTGTTCGTTTGGACCCTATCTAGAGTAAGGAACCTAGAGGAGTGCAATTCATATTCTATGGGATTTACATGGGTTATTCCTATTAAATATGAAATGAGGAATCCGGAACTCGATCCTCTTCCGGGACCAACTAAATATCCGTTTTCTTTATAGAATCTATAAATGTCCTCTATAGGTAAAAAATATGGTATTAAATTGATTTTTCCGTTTTTAGTTAATAGATCGAATTCTTCTTTAAATTGTTTAACATATATAGGATCATCCCATCTCATCCTACCCACGTCTTTAATGATCTGTATTAATTTTTTTTCAGGTTCCTCAAAATAGGGCAATTTATAATCATATTTCAATACAAAATTATCAAAGTTAGAAGCCCAAGCATAAGAATTTTCTATAAATTTATTTATAGATTCGTTGTCTAACTTTAATTCTTCTTTGATATAATCTCTAGATTCTTCTGTAGATCTAACATACTGAGTTTGAAATATTCTTTTTTCTTCTCCCAGTTTCATATCTTGAACTACTTTGTCATCAGCAGTTGCATAATAGGAATAATTATTAATTAAAATTTTATTGTAATCTCCAGATTGCCTAGCTAAGGCTAATATAAACCTGTTAGCTTTTATCTGTACGTCTCCTCCAGGTATCATGTCAAAATCATTTATTACCTGAGTTGATAAGATATCCTGGCAATCATCTTTTATTTTATGTTTAATCTTATTTACATATAAATGGGTTAATTTTACATTGGTCTCTCTAGAATATGTTAGATCTATCACTCTTGGTCTGTTTTTACCCTTAATGTTTGTTTCTACCCTATCGTAGGCTGGAAGATTAACTATTTTATTGTTCAATCTTGTTTTAACGAATGTTTTCCAAAATCTATCGTGTCTAAAGGGAAGTATACTAGGATAAAATCTATCGCTACCGAATATCTCCTTTAACCTTTTATAATAAGCAACTCCTACATCGGCTCTACCGACTAATAAATGTTTAGAAACCATACACTCTACGTTTGACGTAGTAATTGTCACGTTATATTTCGATATTTCTCTTAGATCATTCCAATTAAATATCTTATGTTCGTTTTCGCCTATAGTTATTTTTCTTTTAGATTGATCTGAAATCATCTTCACTACATATTGATAAGCCGCTTGATCTTTGAAATGCACTATGATTTTGAAATATTTGATTTTTTCAGATTCCGTGTTTCTAGCTAAATCACAGTCGGAATCTTTAAAGAATAACTCTATCCCTGGTATTAATTTAACGCCCTCTTCTTTACAATAAATGTACGCTCTGATGATTGAGGCTAATGTTCCGTGATCCGTAACGGCGAAATAAGGGCATCCTAATTCTTTAGACCTATCTATCATGGATTCAACGGTAGAACCCGATAAATACGATTCTGGATGATTACAAGGACTTATATGATTTTTCATCGTTCTTCTATTATACTAAGAATATCACTACTTATCAAGCCTGTTGAAGAAGATTTATTGTTTATAAACATTTTCCTAATGGTTTTATAAACTTCTACGGTCATTTTTACGTCTTCCTTAGCGTTGTGAGCTAATCCCTTGGGAAGTCCTAAATACTCTACTTGAGATTCTAAATTACCGATATCATTAGGGAAAAACCCTATATCTTGTAAAAAAGTTATAATGTCTAGGTTATCTAATTTTCTATAATGAATGTATTTATCCCACGTTTCGTGTTCTATCAATAGAGCCTTGATGAACTTTATATCAAATTCAATATTCTGACCGCAAGGTCTAAAACTTCTTTTTCTTCCTTTGATCTTGTTTTTGATTAAAAACGCCTCTATAGCTGTTTTAGCCGATGAATAGGTCATAGTCCTAGGGTCTTTTAAATGTTGTTCTAGATTTATCCCATTTATCCTCAAAGCCTCTTCCGTCACGTTTAATTCCATTCCTGGATCTGGTTTAAGCTGAAGATCTAATTCATCAATCATCTCAAAATTTTCATTTAAAATTAAGAAATAAGCCGTTAAAATGGCGTGTTTGTTGCTATCAAGTCCTGTCGTCTCGGTGTCAAAGAATAAATAATTAATGTTCCTCTCCTATTCCTAAAGCCTTTCTGAGCTTTATTATAGCACTTTTATAGGCTTTGTCAACTTCTTCCGGCGTTATTAGCAAAACCTTTCCTATTTTTTGATTAATTTCTTGTTCGGTATCGCCCTCTACTCCATCTGAATATCTATCGAGTAATTTTTTCAAAGAATTCTTAAATTTAGGGCAATATATGAAATCTTCCTCTTTGGCTATTCTTTCTTTTATCTTTTTCTTATTGATAATGTCGTTTTTCATTTATTTTTGGCTCTTTTTTTAAATTGTAACACAACTTGATCGTTATTTATTTTTTCATATTCTTTATTATAATATTCAAATGATTTGCTTTTATTGTTTATCATTTTTTCTACTTTATTCTTTGCAGACGTTAGCTGCGATATCCTCTGATTTGTGATTTTTAGTTCATTTTTAGATAATCTAAAGGACGAAGCTACTGTTACTACTTTTTGCGTTCTGTGTAAATCTATATTACTTATTAATTCCTCTTTATATCTATTATAAAATATCAAATCTTTATTTAAAATATCTAGGTCATCTTCCAATATAGCTAGGTTCATCTCGATTCCCAGCAAAATATTTTTAAGCTCATCTTTTCTTTTTATCCTTTTTTTAATCATAATTATACCGTCAATTCATTATACCACAAATAAAAAAGCCGTCACTAGGACGGCTAAAATAAATAAAAATATATTTGTTTACTTTAATCGCCATTTGCCCATTATAGAATTTATTAACTGTCTAGATCCGTTTGGATAAACCAAACAAGAAGTGTGCATCCAAGAAGAAGGACCTTCTGCGTAATCAAGATCAAGTCTACTAGTAGTTCCTACCTGGTAAGCCTCTCTTAATATTCCTGGCGTATGGGAGTGACCAATAGTACAAGCTTTGTATGATCTTTCATGATTTTCTAAAGTACCCTTGGAACCATTTGGACCCTTATCTCCGTGGGTTCCACATTCTATCTTTGTAATCCTATAATCTTCATCTCTCTCTAGCCACTTTAATCTTTTTTTAGTTTCTTCATTTAAGAACATCTCTACGCCAAACTTTACAGGATCTTTATCATCAACCATTTCCTTAACTATCTCTATAGCTATTTTAAAATTTTCATGATCCTTCATGAATCTACCGTCTTCCAGATACCTGGCAAGAAAATCATCATGATTAGATTTAGTTATTATGATTTTACCCTTTATGAGATCTAATAGATTTAATAAATCAACCGATGTGGTTTTAAGCTCTTTTGTTAAATTAGTATCGCCCGATAAAGCCATTCTAGCCTTTTTAATCACTTTATTTTGAGTCCAGTGAGATATAGAGCTTCCGTTAAAAAGATCGTGAAGGATAAGGTCTTTAGGATTAGTTTCGCTTATGACTTCTTCCCAAACCTTAGCTGCAACTGGATCTGTTTCTCCTGAGTGCCAATCTCCTAAAATAAAAGCCTCGGGTTCTAATCTAGATATTTTTCCAGAACTAGTATAGTATCTAGCTAGATCTACGAAATTACCTGAATTAGGCTCAGCCTGTATTTGTCTAAAATAATATTTTTCATCTTCTAGTTCTAGAACTATAGCTCCTATCTTGTGATCAAATTCAGCTAAAACCGCCGTTCTCTTACTACTATACGTTTCTGTTAGATAGTTGGGCTTAGTTATAGCTCCGGTTCCCATTAGAACGTGAGGAAGTTTATGGTTTGAGTTTGCAACTACTTTTAGCCTTTGTTTAGGAGAACCATATATAAAAGAACTATCCTGAGCCATTCTTCCTAGACCCGTGGTCGGATCTATTTGTTTAGCACCCATCTTTATGCCACTGATATAAATATTTGAATTTAATTCAAGATTATCAAATACGAGTTTTTCGTCTTTTAATATTTTATCGAGATCCCATCCGGCATCAGCAGCAGCATCAGATACTGGAATTACTAATAGGAGAGCTTTGTTTACTTTACAATAATTTTTTATTGCTTTATAAAATCCCCTATGAACCTCACATCCAGTAACTGCGGTAGTTATTATAAATTTCTTATACTTAGCTACTTCATCTTCCAAAACCGAAAAATTAAAGGGATTAAACAATGTTTCGTCTATTATGTGTTCAAAAGCCTTAGGATTTAATTTTCTAGCTTCTTGTTTAAGATCTCTATATGTACCAAAATGCCATCTTAGGGCGTTTCTAGAAACCCCCAATCCTTGCAATTCAGCATGAGTTGGGTTTCTCTTATTTTTCTTAACAAAATCGGAATAAACCTTAAGTATGTTTTTTCTAGCTTTATTCTGTTTTTCGCTATCCAATGACATCGCTTAATCCTACTGTGTAACTTCAGCCTTAGGTTCTGTTTTTGCTTGCTCTGGATTAGTAATATCATAAATTTCAAGTAATTCAAAGGTTAATCCGGCACCCTCTGTTCCTGTTTCTACGACATCTCCTACTTTTTTGCCGTTAAATCTTTCTCCGTCAATCAATTCAGCAACGGGGTATTGTAACCTAGGATTTAAAACGTTTTTATCTTTATCTAATTCTCTGAACACTACGAAAGAGCTTTTATTAACCGTTTCAGCAGATTTTAGATATCCTGCATTAGTCAGCGTAACGATTGCTACTTCAAGTTCTTTGATTCTTGATTTTAAAACCTTGTCGTTAACAGCTTCTGCATTAATATTACCAGTTGATCCTACTTCGATAGTAGCGTCTAGTCGCTTAAGCACAGCGGTAATAGATCCTCTGAGAGATTGTAATTCATTAATAATCGCTGAATTTTGATTATTAAGTTGAACTGCGTTTGATTCTAAAGCCTCTAGCCTTTCCGTTGCGGTCATCTTGTCGGTCGTTTTAACCTGTTGTTTACCATTGTTCATTGAAATTCTCCTTTATTAAGATTCTCTGTTTTTCTTAGAAACTATATTGTTTACTAATCCTGTTATATCAACTCCACCGCTAGACATTACATTTCCTGAATTTTGCTGCTGACTATAATGAGCTACTAAATTTTCTATAGCAGGAGCAGGAAGAGCGTTTTTAGGTTTCTTTTTACCGGTGCTTTTTATTTTAGCATTTGCGTCTAAAAGCTCTTGTGTAGTCATTTCGCCGATAGGTTTTCTATCTTTCATTTTTTGAATATCTTCCATCGCCAATTGCTCTATTGTCTTTCTTTGAGGTACTTTTTTAACTACATTTTCAGATTCGCTTCTTCTAACCTCTCTTTGAACGTTATTGGACTGACTTGCCAATATAGGTCTAGCTATATTGGCAGGTACTATTTTAGGAGTATTTTCTCTGTTTTCTTTAATTCTTAATGGTCTTAGGGATACTTCTTTAGGCTGTTCCTGAACAGTTACCTGAGCATTTCTGGCTTTTCCTTTAGTAGATTCTCCCTTAGTCCCCATGTATGACAGTTTCTTTAAAAATTCTATCTCTATATCATTAAAATCAGATTCTACTACTATATTGGTCGGCTCTTCTTTTATAGCGGTTCTTTGTCTTATACCTAGTAAAATCTCTAGTCTTTCTATTATATAGTTTTTAAGCTCTTCTTGTACGTTTCTAAGAGCGGTTGGGTTTGCCGTAACTCCTTCAAATATATCGTGTTTTATTAGCATTTCATATAATTTAGCCTGTTGAAGCCTTAATTCAGCTTCTTCTAAAATAGAAGAATCGCTTTTAGATAACTCATAAGATGAATTACTAATTAATGACTGATGTGGCGAAGAATCGTTCCTATTTACAGGACGAACGTTCTCAATTTCTTGATCTGGCATAATTTCCTTTATCATTTCATATTCAGAAACAGGTTCCTGATTATTACCCTTATCCCAAAAACTCATATAAAAATCTCCTTCAGAATATAATACCACAATATTTTATATTTCGCATAAACCGTTGAAACAATCGTTGTCATCTTTTCCTGTTTTAGATTCAATTTGTTTTCTTTTCAATGCTCTTTGTTCTTTCCTCTCTAATTTTAGAATACGCTTATTTTCTTTTTCTTGCAAATGTTTTTTATATTCTTTTTTCCATTCTTTTTCTTTTTCTTCACCATATTCTGAATATTCAAGAGATCTTTGATTTTGCCAATAATGAGAATATCTAAAATTTTCTTCGTATTTATGTGTTTTATCAAAATGTTCTCTCCATTTATTTCTAATGAAATTTTCTTCATTTGTTTTTATTCTATGACAGCTAGATTTCCCGTTATTTTGCTTTAACGGAGTACTGCATAAAACTTGCAGATTAGAAACATCGCAAAATACACCCCTAACAGTTTCATCCCAACTCATTTCTTCATCAGATTTGTGTAATTTAGTCACAGGCTCTATATGGTCCACTTGGACCTGTTTTTGAGAAAATAACTCTTGACAGATGGCACAACGATACCTAACTCTTGGTTTTTTACCAGGAGTACCATCTTTCTTTAAATCTGGAGGGAGTTCTACTCTAGCTTTATTAAGGACCTCTTTCATTTGAGGTGAAAGTCTAAAAGTTCGCCTGATAGCTCCTTTTATTCTTCCTCTTTCCTCAACCCATCGTCCGTTAGAATCGTAGAGAGAGCTTTCTTTTTTGGTTTTAGCCATTTGAAAACGGACCATTCTTTTCTTCAAGTAGTAGACTTAGATAAGAAATTTTCATTTTTAAAGCCTTAAGGGCATCGGAATAAGATCCGCTAAGCTCTCCAAGCCTATCTTTTTGAGTTTTAAGCTCCTCATCTTCTTTTTTAGCTAATTCCGCACCCTCTAATAGCTTAGTATAGCCTAACATCACGGTATCTAATTCTTGTTTAGATACGTTTTGGTCAATGAGTTTCTTAATTTTGGTCAATGTAGATTTTAATTCTTTGATCTTATCATCATGAGGCTTTGATAATTTAGCAATTTCTTCTTTTGTGGCTAATATGTCTTTATCAACTTTTTGAGCTACATAGGTTTCTTCTCTGTATTTAGAATACATGAGTAGGTTTTTGTCTAGATCCTCTAAAGATAGCCCGTCTACGGATTCTGTAAAAGCTGGCATTTCTTTTTGTGCTTTTTTAATAAATAAATCTCTGTCTTGCATTTTTCTACTCCTTGTAGTCAAATTTAGGTAATTTTTTCAAACATTCTTTATTATTCAAATGTAATATAATTGATTCTATTATGCATACTATCCTCTGTTCTTCTTGACTTATCTGTTTATTACGTTTCCCGATACAAATAGGAAAACTTTTATGTACAAAGATAGTTTTAGCTCCAGCTACTATATTTAATAAATCAGTTTCATCCATCAAATAGTCTGATTTTGTCAGATGTATATATTTATCTAATAATACCACTAAACTCTTTCTTTTGTCTTCTTCTGTTTGGTTTTCTATATCAGTAAAAAAAGATTCCATATCAACCTTTAATCTATTCTCTAAATCAGATGACATTTTGAATCCTACTGGTTTCGCCGTTTCTAATTACTGTTATAGTGTCGTTTATCATTGCTTTTAATTCAGTACTGTGATCTACGATTATTATCTTCTTATTAGTATCAATTTCAGTTAGCATTTGTACGCATCTTTCTATGGAAACGGCATCCAGTCCTACAAAGGGTTCGTCTAAAATGAAGAAGTCGGCACCCTTCCCTGCCTTAGATTCTATCATGTCAATAACAGCCATGTCAACGGCTAAATCAACCGCCGTTCTTTCTCCACCAGATAAAGTCTTAATGTTTATCTCATTATCTCCATCCATATTAATTATAGCATTTACTTCGTCTTTTATCTTACCGTTTTTATTCTCTTTACATCCTTCAAAATATATACTTGCGTTAACCATATTAGGTATATTATTAAGCATATTTGAAGCATAAGATCCTATATAATCTAGGCTATCTTGAAACATTTGCAGCATATAGGATTTGACAAATCTCTTGCTTTCTTCTGCTATAGATATATTATCGTTTAATTCCAATATTCTACTTTCGCTATTGTTTACTAAAATAGACTTATTAAGTATTGAGTTTTTAAGGGTTTCTATCTCATTCTTATATATAGAAAGAGATATTTCATAATTTTTAAGTTCTGATTTTGAATTATTTAGATTTATTTTTTTAGATGATATCGAATCTTTAATATCATTTATAGTTTTTTCTTTGGCTTTTCTAATATCAGAAATAGTCTTTTCATAGTTTAATACGTCGGATTTATATTTATTATCATTTTGAATCTCTACGTTCTTTAATTCAGATTTAATGTTTATTAGATTTTCCGTTAATGCTGATATGTCTTTATTAAATGTAGACAAATAATCTTTAGAATCTAAAAGTTGAATATTTTCTGTTACGTCTTTTTTTAAAGATAAAAGGTTTTGTTCTTCTGATATGGTATTTTTTAATGATAATAAATCTTTAATTTTTAAATCTATAGAAGATTGTATATCGGATATTTTTTGATTAGCGGAGTCTCCTATCCATTTCTGCATACAGGTAGGACATTTTTGAGATTCTAGATGATCCTTATGGATTTTTAATCCTTTTACGTCTTCTGATATTCTAGTTATTTTATCTTTTGAATTTTTTATATCGTTTAGACCATTAGACGCTTTTTCTAATCCTAATCTAAGTCCTTCTTTTTCTTTAAGTATTTCGTTTACTTTTGTTTTCTTGTCATTTTCTAATTTTCCTATCTGTTGCTCTATCATTATCATCTTAGATGAATAATATTCTTTATTGTTTATGTTTTCTTTTATCGGTTTATTTATTAAAGATATATCATTGTTTATCTCGTTATTTACAAGAATCAGGGACATATCTAGATCATACAGTTCTTTTCCTAATCTATCGACTACATCTCTATCTACAGAACATTTTGGTTCAATCTTACTGCTAAGTATAGATTCTATTTCAATTTTAGATGATTTTATATTATCTGATTCCGACTGAATCCTTAAAAGCTCTTCTTTAAATTTCTTAACATCTTCGTCTATTTTATCTGATCTTTCCGACCAAATATCTAATCCAAGCATTTTTATAAGAAAATCGAAGGATTCTTTAGCGGTTAAATTAAGAAAAAAACCGCCCTCCTTCTGTTTCTTGTGTATCATTTTTTTGAATAAATTCCTAGGTATTCCTAGTATTTGATCCATCTTTTCTTCAGATAGGGATATACTTCCTTCTGCTATTTCTCCATTGATGTTTACGGATAAAGAACCCTTTCCTCTTGAAACGATAACGTTTTTACCATCTATATCGAATTCTCCTGTTACTTTGATTGGTGATTTAGATAATCTAGCCTGAAGTGAGTTTGAAGGCGTATCGTTTATTCCAAATAGATAATCTAGGGCATGAAATACGGTAGATTTACCAGAACCAGAAGATCCTCCTGTGTTTTCGTTTTTACCGTCTACTTGTATTAGTTTGGTTCTATTTGAAAAATCA